GATTGCTACTATGGATCTCGAAGCCGACTACGACGAACAGAACGGCTGGGAAAGGTTTGAACCTGATGACGACAGCGGGCGAGCAGATCAACGGAGCGTTGCGGCTTCTGGGCGTCCTCGCGGAAGGAGAAACGCCTTCAGCGGAAACGTCTCAGGACGCGCTGTTCGCACTCAACCAGATGCTGGACAGTTGGAACACGGAACGTCTGTCGATTTTCTCGACGCAGGATCAGGTGTTCACATGGCCGTCGGGACAGATCAGCCGGACGCTTGGGCCGACAGGTGATTTTGTCGGCAACCGCCCGGTTCTGGTAGACGACGCGACCTACTTCCGCGATCCGCAGACCAACGTCTCCTACGGCATCAAGATCATCAACCAGCAGCAGTATGACGGCATCGCCGTCAAGACTGTTACCAGCACCTATCCACAGGTGATCTGGATCAACATGTCGTTCCCCAACATCGAAATGTATGTCTACCCGGTGCCGCTTCGCGCGCTGGAGTGGCATTTCATTTCGGTCGAAGAATTGACCGCCCCGGCTACGCTGGCGACGACGCTGTCATTTCCGCCCGGCTATCTGCGGGCGTTCCGATATAACCTTGCCTGTGAGATTGCACCGGAATTTGGTGTCGAGCCGTCGGCGCAGGTGCAGCGCATCGCCATGTATAGCAAGCGCAATCTAAAGCGCATCAACAACCCTGATGATGTGATGTCTATGCCGTATTCGCTAATCGCTACCCGGCAAAGATATTCAATTTTTGCGGGTAATTATTGATGTTAATCAATAATATAGCCCCACGACACTTTTCGCCAGACGGCGTTCACCATATGAATGCTGATGTTAAATTCACGGGCGATTTCTTTTCGAGACGCGCCCGATTTAACTTTGTGTCGGATTTGCCTTACCTTATCGGGCGTCAATTTTTGAGTGTTCTCAAGCACGGCAATAGAATGCCTAGCATTCTCGCTAGGGGTCACGTATTCAAGGTTGGCCATCGTATTATTAGTCTTGTTGCCGTCTTTGTGGTTAACGTGATACCCGTTTGGGCGCGGGCCTATAAAGGCTTCGGCGACCATGCTGTGAATGGGTCTATGAAAATGCTGGTTGTTTACGGACAGCGTTACAAAATAATATCCGTCTCGTCTAAGCGCTGGCTTAAGTGTGCGCGTCGAATCTTTATACGCCGCCCCTCGCAAAATTTTGCTGATGACGGTCGCGCTAACACCAAATATAGGCGCCATTTTTCTGGCGCTCACCCCTTCAGCCGACAACCTGCGCATTTCTTTTATGTCAATCTCGTTAAATCTGCGTTGCGAAAGATTCCGCGCTCGCAGACTGCGTATTTGCCCCGCATCACTTATTTCGTACGCGTCCTCAAAACCGCGTACCCCGCTCCACCTCTCCATCTGCAAACTCCGATAAGTTGAGAACGGCGGTATAGCATGCTTTCACCTATTTTGGGAAGCTCATATGTCGCCCGCAGCGTCAATGCTGCGGACAGCCGGATGGTCAATCTCTTTCCCGAGATTGTTGCCGATGGCGGCAAGCAGCCGGCGTTCCTTCAGCGCGCGCCGGGTCTGCGCCAGCTCGTCCAGCTCCCGACAGGGCCTGTGCGCGGGCTGTGGACTTTTGGCGACTACGCCTACGCGGTGTCTGGCACACGCTTTTATCAGATTGATTCCAACTGGGTCTACACCGACAAGGGCGGCGTTGCCGGCACAGGTCCGGTCAACATGGTCGACAACGGCACGCAACTATTCATCGCGGCCGGGGCCAATGGCTACATCTACAATGCCAACACTGACGTCTTTGCGCAGATCACGGACCCTGATTTTGCCGGTGCCGTAGGCGTTGGATTTCTGGATGGCTACTTCGTTTTCAACGAACCCAATAGCCAGAAGTTCTGGGTGACGTCGCTCTATGACGGCACGTCAGTCGATCCGCTCGACTTTGCCAGCGCTGAAGGCTCGCCGGACGACCTCGTCACGCTGATCGTCGACCATCGCGAGGTCTGGCTGTTCGGGCAAACTTCGGTCGAGGTCTGGTATAACGCCGGGCTGCCCGACTTTCCGCTCGCCCGTATTCAGGGCGCATTCAACGAGATCGGCTGTCAGGCGCCCTATTCAGTCGCTAAGCTGGACAACGCGTTGTTCTGGCTCGGCAAGGACGCGCGCGGTAACGGCGTCGTCTATAGGTCCAAAGGCTATACCGGCGAGCGCGTCTCGACGCACGCTGTCGAGTGGCAGATCCAGCAATATACGACGCTGGCCGACGCGGTCGCCTACACCTACCAGCAGGATGGCCACGCCTTTTACGTGCTGAACTTCCCGACCGCCAACACGACGTGGGTCTATGACGTCTCGACCGGCGTTTGGCATGAACGCGCCGGATGGGAGAACAATCAGTTCACCCGCCACCGCGGCCAATGTCAGATGAACTTTGCCGATGAGATCGTCATCGGCGATTACGTGGCGGGCGTTCTTTATGCCTACGACATGACGGTCTATACGGAAGCCGACACGATCCAGAAATGGCTTCGGTCGTGGCGGGCGCTCCCAACCGGGCAGAACGACCTGAAACGCACAACTCAACACAGCCTCCAGCTCGACTGCGAATCAGGCGTCGGGCTTGTGACCGGGCAGGGCAGCGATCCGCAGGTCATGCTGCGCTGGTCGGACGACGGCGGCCATACATGGTCGAACGAACATTGGAAGTCGATGGGTCAGATTGGTCAATATGGGAAGCGCGTTATCTGGCGGCGGCTCGGCATGACGCTCAAACTGCGCGACCGCGTTTACGAAATCTCCGGAACCGACCCGGTCAAGATCGCGATTATGGGCGCTGAACTCATTCTGAGCCCGACCAATGCCTGAGAACGTAACCCAGATCCCGGCTGCGCGCGTTCCGCTCACCCCGACGGAGGTGATCACTCGCGAGTGGTATCGGTTCTTCTATAATCTGTTCGCCATCCTTGGCGCGGGGTCTCTGCGCTACGGCACGTTCTACGACACAACAACCCAGAACGCGGCGGCCATAAATACAGCCTATGCTGTTACGTTCGACACTACCGATCTGTCTGGCGGCGTTTACCGCGGCACGCCAACATCCCGCATATATGTAGACAGGCCGGGGGCCTACAACTTTCAGTTTTCCATCCAGTTCGAAAGCACGAACGCATCTTCCAAGCTGATCCAGATATGGGCGAGAATTAACGGGACAGACGTCCCTAATTCGGCCACGCGGATCACTATGAAGGGCGCTGGCGAAGCCTATGTTGCTGCATGGAATTTTGTGCTACGAATGAATACGGGCGACTATTTTGAGCTGATGTGGTCGACTGACAGCACTACGGTAGAAATACACGCCAATTCGGCGGTGGCTCCGGCTCCGGCCATCCCCTCGGTCATCCTGACCGTGTCGTGCAACATAGGTGAATAATGGCTGTTCTTACCCCTACCGCCAAGATGCAGTTTCTGAAGGCTGACGGAACGCCGTTGGTCGGCGGAAAGCTCTACACCTACACGGCCGGCACGACGACGCCGCAGGCGACCTTCACGGACAATACGGGTGGCACGTCCAACCCCAACCCCGTCATTCTGGACAGCCGCGGTGAGGCCAACGTCTGGCTCGGCGGCGCTATTTACAAGTTCAAGCTGACCGACGCCAACGACGTTGAGATCTGGACGGTCGACTATATTTCGGCCCCGACCTCGGGCGTCTCTCCGGCGCTGTCCGGCAACGTCACAATCGACACCAACTCGTCCAGTCCGGCGCTCAAGATCACCCAGACCGGCACCGGCTATGCGCTCCGGGTGCAGGACAGCGCCGACCCGGACACGACTGCAACGGTTATCGACAACACCGGGCGGCTTGGCGTCGGGACTGTATCGCCGTCCGAGCTGGTGGATATTTCCGGCGGCAATCTGGCGTTCACGGCTGCGGCCGGAACGCTTTACGCCAAAATCACGCCCGGCGCGTCAACCACAGACATCGCCGCCGACGGCGCTCGAACGCTTACGTTCACGACCGACAGCGTGGAGCGGCTTCGCATTACGGATACCGGCCTTGTCGGTATTGGCAAGACGCCGTCCGCAGGCGTCGAGCTGGATGTGCTGGGCGACATCGCTGCGTCCGTGTCGGTCAAAACAGACACTATCTCTGAACTGACTTCTGCGGCAGGCGTGACAATTGACGGCGTGTTGTTGAAAGACAACAACATGAACGGAAGCTATCTTACCGCTGCATCTGTTACCGCGCCCAAACTTGACGGCGCACAGACGGGGTCTGCGCCTATATTCGGCGTTCGCGCATGGGGGCTAGTAGCTAATAACGGTTCTACGGCAACACTTACTGCTGGTGGCAACGTGGCGTCGGTCAGCCGGGTCGGGGTCGGAACCGTAACAATCAACTTCACTACCGCGTTACCTAACGCAAATTACGCCGCTATCGTTCAATTCGACGGCAACAGCGGCGCTATCTGGACCAGGGCGCAATCCAGAGCGACCGGCAGTTTTCAGGCGCAGACGTTGAATACCAGCGCCACTGGTCAGGACGCTAATTTCTCTTTCATTGTTATCGGCTGAGTGAGGCAGTAATGATCGACCCTTTTACGCTCGCAGCAGGCGCCGGCGCGGCAGGCAGCGCCATCAGCGGCATCATGGGCGCAAATGCGGCGCGGCAAGCCGGGCAGCAACAATCCAACGCCGCAATGATGTCGGCCATTATCCAGGCTCAGCAAGCTGACGCGGCGCGGCAGCAACAGGAGCGTATGTATCAGGAAGCGGTAGCCCGCATGGAGCCGTTCCGGCTGGGCGGCGTCGCAGCCACTAACCGGATGCAGGAGCTTTACGGCATTGGCGGCAATCAGGCCGCTGCTGGCTACGGCTCCTACGCGCAGCCGTTCAGCATGGCGGACTATCAGGCTGACCCCGGCTATGCCTTCCGCGTGCAGCAGGGCCAGCAGGCCATCGACCGCTCAGCCGCTGCTCGGGCCGGGCTCCAGTCCGGCGCCGCGCTGAAAGAAGCCGCCCGCTTCGGGCAGGAGATGGGCAGCCAGGAATACGGCAACGCCTATAACCGCTTTCTTCAGCAGCGTCAGTTGCAGCTTCAGGCGTTGCAGGGGCTCGCAGCCCCCGGATCGTCTGCGGCTATACAGGCGGGCCAGATGGGCGTCGATGTAGGCCGCAACATCGCCAACACCATGCTGGCTGGCGGAGCGGCGATCGGGCAGGGAATTGAGCAGGCCGGTCAGGCCCGCGCCTCCAGCTATATGGGTGGCCAGTCTGCCTTACAGGGCGCGCTGGGCGGGATCGGGCGCAACGCGATGGCTGCGGCTTTATATGGTCAGATGCAAGGTGGAGGCGGTGCGCCATTAGGCGGCGCGTTTGGGTCTCCGTTCCCGTCCAGCTACGCCACAACAATGTATGGATAATCTGACATGCCAATTCGCTATGACATAGCCTCTATGGTGCCGCAAGCTGACGCCGGTTTTGATCCGGTCAACGCCATGGCCCAGATGCAGCAGCTTCAGTATCAGCGCGCGCAGATGAACGCTCTGGCGCAGCGCGGGCAGTATCAGGACTTGCAGGCGCAGATGGCCGCAGCGCGTGAAGGGCGTCAGGCTGAGACTGCGCAGCAGGAGACCAAGCTGAAAAAGCTGGACGAGCTGAAGCGTGTGTTTGAGCTGGGCGTTAACTCTCAGGCTGATCTTGACCGCTTCGTTCCCTACGCTGTCGAGGCGGGTTTCCCCGCGCTGGCTGAGTCGTGGAAGGGCGTCAAATACACGCCCGAGTGGAAGATGGGTATCCTTAATCCACAGGAAGCGGCCAAGTCTGAAGTTAAGGAATTTGCGCTTCCCGGAGGCGGTAAAGAATTGCGTCGTATCCCAACATACGGCGGCGGCGCGGCTGTGCCTATCGCGGGCACTCAGGCCCCCGGAGAACTGGAGCCAGTTGAAGACGCCAACAAAAACATCATTGGCTATCGTGTCAAAGGCACGGCGCAAGTCATGAGCCCAGAAGAAGCGGCTCAGATGTCCTACACCAAGGCACGAGAAGGGACGGGGCGCAACCCGCGCTCGTCGGCCCAAGGTATCGGCCAGTTCATCGACAATACGTTTGTCAGCACGTTCCGCAAAACATTTCCCGAGCAGGCGCAGGATATGTCGCGCGCGCAAATACTCGCGCAGCGCGGTACGGGCGTAGAAACGCAAATGCTGCCTGTTCTTCAGCGGGAGAACATGTCCGCCTTGACAAACGCCGGTTTCGAGCCAACCAAAGGTAACACCTATCTGGCGCACTTTCTTGGCGCGCCGGACGCGATTGACGTTCTGGGTGCGAGCCCTGACACGCCTGTCGAGGATCTTCTGCGGCCGTCGGTTATCAAAGCTAACCCGGAGGTCTTTGCCAAAGCCAAAACGGCGGGCGATCTTATCCGTTGGGCTGGTGGCGGCGCGGCGCAACCGTCTACGCCGGGGCTTCGAGAGCCGCTTCAGTCACTAACGCCTGCACCTATTGGGACCAAACGTGCGCAGGAACAGAGTAGCGCGTTGGATCTCCTTAACGCTTTTGAATATGACCCAAACACAGGGACGTCGCGTCCTGCCGAGCTATTGCAGGCTGCTGGCGGCGGTAGAGTGCAGCAAGTATGGGAAGGCCTTACAAATCTGCTGGGAGTATCTACTCCCGCTGCACGTGCTGGCGGGCGTTTGGCGTCTTCGCAAAAGGGCGCGATACTAAAGCTAATTCAGGGGAAAATGGGTCAAGGGTTTACTGACGAAGACCGAAACTTTGTCATGGATTCTATAGGTAATCTTGACAACACTGGAATAGCGATTGGGACGCGCCTAGAAAAATTTGACGAGGCTGTGCGTCTGCTTGCTCGTCAAGCAGGCGTCCCATACAAACCTGCCCCTCAGCTAGAGCGGCTTCAGTCTGTTGGCGGTCCTAGCCAACCCAGCGGTCGTGGCCAAGCCGGCGGCGAGGAGATGGTCACCATAGATATCCCCGGCAAGGGGCCGCACAAGTTTCCGGCCAGCGTCGCGGATAAGGTCCGCGCCGCCATCGCCGCGCGCGGAGGCCGCTGATGGCTGACTACTCCGACATCATCTCCCAATACGGCGGCACGCCAGCGTCCGACTATTCGGACATCATCTCGCAATTTGGGGGTGTGCCGGAAAAGAAGGCTATACCTGAAGCGCGCCCATACCCAGAAGTTACAGGGCCGCTAGAACATTGGAAACCTTCATCCGCAGAAGCCATTGGCGGCCTTGCTGACATCGGCGGTCTTATCGCTGGCGGGTTGGGCCTTGCCGCGCGTCAATACGCCAGACCAGTCATGGAAGGCCGCCCGTTTGAGCCTGTCGCTGAAGTTGCGCGCGGCGTTACGGCGCTTCCTGTTATGGCAGGTAAAGCAGCGTTCGGAGATGAACAAGCGCGCGCGCAGTTAGCCGCGTTGCCGGCTAACGTCATGGCCAGCTATGGCGAGTCGTATGGGTCTCCAGAGGCGGCCTTTCGAACGGCGGCGCTTCAGCCGGGACGATTCGTTACGGACATTATGGGCGTTCCGTCACTGGCTGGCGGGGCAACACAAGCTGTTGGCCGTGTGGCTCTGGCTCCGGGGCGCGCTATAGCCGCTAAAGCCTATCCTATGGTTCGCGGGGCCATTTCACCCAAAAATCGATTTGTCGCGGAAACTTTTGGCGCCCCAGAGATTCAGAACGCGCTTGCGGCAGCAGCGCCCGGCATGACAGTACCGCAGGCGTTAGCCGACGTTAACGCTCCGCTTGCGCAAGCGGCTGCCGAATCCGCGCTTAGCGTTGTGCCTACCGAGACAAGAGCCGCACAACTTGCGCAAGAGCAGGCGCGCGCAGGACGTATGGCGCAGATCGCTGGCACGCCAGAAGATTTGGCGGCGCTTGAGCAAGCAAGATCGGCCGAAGCTGCGGCCAATTATGGTCGGGCGTTTAAGGAAATAATGCCCGAGACACCGGAACTCACTACAATTCTCGGCAGACCATCTATGCGACAAGCGTTTGCGCGCGCGGCGCAAATTGCAAAAGAACGTGAGCGCCCGTTTCAGATAGGCGAGACCAAGCCCGCAAGCGTAGTCGAGTCTTCTATTGTTGACGAATTTGGGCGACCTATCCGCAAAGAGATACCGGCTGAGACCGCCCAATACCCTGTCGAAAGTCTTCACTATGTGAAGATGGCTTTGGATGACATGATCCGAGACCCTGTAGGTTTTGGAATCGGCGCGACTGAAGTAGACGCCATTACGAAGACCCGCAAAAAGTTTTTGGCGCAACTTGAGAATAACGACGCTTACGCCACCGCAAGAGCGCGATATGCCGAACAAAGTGTCCCAATTAACCGTATGCAGGTAGCGCAAGAGCTTCAACGAGCCTTGACCAGACCCTTGACGGGCGAGGCAACCCGCGCCAGCACATTCGCTGGCGCAGTTGAGGCCGCGCCGCGCACGATCAAGCGCGCGACGGGGCAGCAGTTCTTTGACAAGCTGGAAGACATTCTTGAGCCGTCCGAAATGAAAGTTGTCAACGATATTCGCGATGAGTTCCGCCGTAATCAGTTGGCCAAAGAACAAGCAGCGTTTGGTCGCGCGGCGTCAGAAGGCGCAAAAGAGCTGGCGTCCGCCAAGATATCATCGGGGCTCAATATTCCGTTTCTTAACCGGGCGTGGACTATCGCCAACACCGTCGTTAAACGAACCCTTGGTAAGATAGATGAGAAACTTGCCACTGAGATTGGCATGATGATGCAAGACCCCAAGGATCTATCCAAAGCTATAGCCGCCGCCAAGAAATACGTCGCTGAAACTGAACAGGCTACCGCAAAGATTCGCGGTGAGCGTGCGCCAGCGACGCCCGAAACGCGCGCGCGTCGCGCCATCGGCGCGGTGAACGTCATGACCCAATCTCAAAACCAGAATGCGATGGCCCGATGAACAGGGAATATTTCTTCAACAGAATCAGGCAGTCTGTCTTTGGCGGGAAGATGACGCAGCCGCAGGTCGAGGGCGTCACCAACATCCTGAACTACCGCGACAAGAACTGGCCAAAGATGTCGGACGACGAGCTGGCCTATCTGCTGGCGACGGTCGTGCATGAGACGGCGCACAAGATGCAGCCGATCCGCGAGATGGGCGGCGAGCGCTACCTGCGGTCGAAGAAATATTACCCGTGGGTGGGCGAGGGTCTCGTCCAGGTGACGTGGAAAGAGAACGCCGTCAAATTCGGCGCGAAGAAACCCGGCGACCTGCTGACGTGGCCCATCGCGCTGCGCGCCGCGTTCGAGGGTATGATTAAGGGTATGTTCACCGGCAAGAAGCTGGCGGATTACATAAACAAGAACCGGGTGGATTATGTCGGCGCGCGGCGGATCATCAACGGGACGGACAGGGCGAAACTCGTCGCGGGATATGCTCGCGCCTTCAGGGACGCTCTGAAGCAGGCCAATCAATGATCCAAGAGACCTTGCGCTTTCTGATCTGGTCCACGGTGTTCTCGCTGATCCTTTGGGGCGCGGCGCTGCTCACGGGCTGCTCGGTTGAGGGCGCAGGGTTCGAGAATTCTGGCCGGCTACGCCAGAAAGTGGTATGCAAACAGGTAAGGCCCAACTATACGGAGTGCCGAAATGTTGACTAACTGGATGACCACGATCCCCGGAATCCTCGCGCTGATGACGGTCCTGTGGAACGCATGG